CTAATTTAATTGGATGTCCTGAGCAAAGACATTAAAAGGCTCACTATCCCGCTTAGCTCAATGGCAGAGCGCAGAGCTGTTAACTCTGATGTTGTTGGTTCGAATCCAGCAGTGGGAGCCTCAGGCGGTTTAAATCCACCAGCGGAAGCTTTTAAGGTATAATTACACCTATGCCTAATGCACCTAAAACTCCTACGCGGACAGTTCGCGTAGACGACGAATTATGGTTAGCTGTTCAAGACCAAGCCCGTGACGATGGGGTAACAGTTACCAGTATCATTATAGACGCCCTGTACAAGTACTTACGCAATGCCCGAGTTGCCACTTTGGAAGACCAGGGTATAGAGTAAAGCTAACCGAAGGGGGTCCAAATGGACATGCAAGAGTTAGTACATCACGTACGTGAAAATGTGCTTCTTAAAGAACGCATTGAAGAGTTAACCACTCTACAAAATGACGTTAAAAAACAACTTAAACAAGCTATTGAAGAGCTTGGTGAAACCGACGATCGCGGACATGTTGTTGTAGAGATTGAAGACGACGTTACAGGTATTCGTAAAGTTATGCACCAGAGGCGTGTGTCTAAAAATCTTGACATCGAACTTGCTGAAATTGTTTTGAAAGAAAAAGGCATTCACGAACGGTGCTTAACTATGGTTCCAGTTTTAAATGAAGATGAGATCATGGCAGCGTATTATGAAAATCTTATTACTGAAGCCGATATAGATAAGATGTTCCCATCTAAAATTACTTGGGCATTAGTGTTGTCTAAGAGTTAATTATGGAAGATTTTATTGACGAAATGTTTTCTGCTGTTGACACTTACTACCCAGGTAGTAAACGTAAACGCAGAGAGACGGGGAAAAAAACCAAGCTTGATTTAGAAATTAAATCTTGGGACTCTCGTCCGTATGTTAAAACACTACCTAATGGACAAGACGTAGAGTTTTTTACATTAGGTGCTTTAGCAGAAGCTCTAGGTAGGCCTGTGATAACCCTTCGGGATTGGATGAAAAAGGGTCATTTACCTAGTGCGCCGTATAGGCTTCCCGCAAAGGAAGACAAACACGGTACAGTAAGACAAGGAAGACGTCTTTATAGCAGAGAAATGATTGAAGCTGCTGTAGAGATATTTGACAAAAATGGACTACTCGACTTAAATAAGATAGAGTGGTCTAACCACCAGAGAGTTGTAACAGACATCTCTGAGGCATGGAGTAAGCTCCGTGCATCAACTAATTAAAAACCGAAACTACAAAAGGAAATAACATGCCAGTTAATCGTTCCCTAGAGGAAGAAAAGTACGAAGTCACCGATACTTTCGGAGATGACTTTGACGTCAACGCTCGCCCAGAAGCAAAAGAATCATCTGCAGTTCGTTCCGGATGGGACGCCGCAGAAAAACTAACACCAGCTTCTGGTGATTACCCAGTTGATTTCAAACACACCGAACAGCCACAGATCATTAAGTTTCTTGATCCCAGTGGCCCGTTTGCCGCATACAAGCAGCATTTCTTAAGCAACAAAGATGGTAAAAAGTCTTACGTTTGCTTAGAAGGAAACTGCCCACTGTGCACTATCTTAAAGCACCGCCCAGAAGACAAGCGTGCGTTTACTATTGCTAATTTAAGCACTGACCCAATTTCACGTCAGATTCTTACTGCAACTCCGCGTTTGTTTACTACGCTATCTACAACAAACTCTGGTCCTTTTGGTCCACTTAACGAAGAAGATGTGTACTGGTCTTTAAGTCGTTCAGGTGTTAAGCAAACTACTACTTATCAGTTGCAACAACTTACTGGTGCAGCTTTAGCTAAGTTTAGTATTAACGTAAAAGCGGCTGAAGTTGCTATTGCTACTATGGAGCCATATCCAAACTCAACGATTCGAGAAAACTCGTACGCTGAACTTTTTGAGATTGCTCAGGATCTTTCCTAAATAACACATAGGCTGCCGTTGGCAGTGGGCCACCCCTTACCCACTGCCAACGGCTTTTAGGGGACTTATATGAATATAATTACTACCACTGACCAGTTAACTGAAATGGTTGCGCACTATCTTACGCAAGATGCTTTTGCTTTTGACGTAGAAACTGTTGGAGATAACCGCGGTCTTACTCCGGTCAATGAAGTTCTTTGGATTACGTTTGCTACGCACGGGCGTTGTGATGTTATACCTATGGGCCACCCTAACGGTTATTTTATAGAGGAACTTTTTCCATTAACTGGTCAAGGTGAGCGGCGGGTAGAAGCTGGGCTTACTGCACGCCCTAGCGATTACTCGCGTGACAAGAAAAAAGCCACTAAAGAGTTTGGTGCTCCGCCGAAACAACTTTACCCAGCAGAAGTATTTTTAACGCTAACCCCGCTAATGTTTAATGAAGACATTCTTACCGTGGGGCATAACCTTATTTTTGACTTGACTTCGGTTGCTAAATACTACGAAGGCAAAGTTCCAACTGGACCTTACTTTGATACTATGATTGCCTCTTTCATCACCGACAATCGCAATAAAAATAAATGTAGCCTTGACGCTTGCCTACAACGTGAGTTTGGATACGAGATGGTTAAAGGTGTTGGTAAGGAAGTTGAGAAGTATTCCTTTGATGAAGTAGCCAAGTACGCATACCTTGATGCTAAATATACATTTTTATTATGGAAAGCTCTAGCTCCACGTATTCAATCGGATGCTCTTACTACTGTTATGAATCTTGAAATGGATGTACTTTCCGTTCTATGCACCATGAAGTTAACCGGAGCACCTATTGATGTAGAGGCTTTAGAGAAGTTAGATGCTCAACTTCGTGAAGACATTGAAACCGCTAGAGCAGAAATTTTTCGTATTGCTCAACAGCCATTCAACATTAACTCTAACCAAGAAAAACAATTTATTTTGTACGGCCCAAAAGATCAAGGTGGTCGGGGATTAAAACCAAAAGTTTTAACTTTAGCGGGCCAGAAAAAAGAAGCCGCAGGCAAAAACTTGGATTACACTGATTACTCTGTGTCTTCTGAGGCTCTTGAATCTTATAGGCTTAAAGACCCATTGGTAGCCGCCCTATTAACGTATTCAGATTTAAATAAACTAAGCACCACATATGTAGTCCCTTACTTAGGTGGAGAAGTAGTTCGTACAACAGGAGGCAAAGAAAAACGTGAACATAAAGAATCCTTACTCATTAATGGGCGTATACACTGTGACTTCATCCAGCATGGTGCGGAGACTGGTCGCTTTAGTAGCCGTAACCCTAATTTACAAAATGTTCCTGCCCCTCACACGGCTCACGGCAAAGCGATTAGGAACCTCTTCTATGCACCGCCAGGTTTTTCGTTGGTCGTGGCGGACTACTCTCAAATTGAACCGCGTGTTATTGCGTCAATGTCGAACGACCCAATTATGATGAAGAACTACCTTGACGGTGGGGACATCTACACAACAGTGGGTGACACTATGGGAGTAGACCGTAAAGCAGGTAAGGTTTTAGTTCTTGCTATGGCTTACGGAGTAGGCCCAGATAAAATTGCTCGACAAATTGGGTGTTCTATTACTGAAGCCCGAGATCTATTAAGCAACTTTAGTTCTAAATTTTCTGCCGTTAATAGCTACCGTGCGCGTATTTTAGGTGCAACAAGACAGCAAAAGCCTCCTTTTGTGGCAACGCTTATGGGACGCAAACGGTACTTACCTGAAATAACATCTAGGGATCAATACCTAAAGTCACAAGCTGAAAGACAGGCTTTTAATACCCGTATTCAAGGTTCTGCAGCAGACATAATTAAACTTGCCATGGTTAGAGCCGGTTCAAGGCTTCCCGAAGAAGCTAGGTTAATCCTTACGGTACATGATGAATTAGTGACGCTAACTCCAGACTCTAAAGTTGATGAGACTGTCGCGGCTATCAAAGATGCCATGGAGGGTATAGACTTGCTGCAAGTACCGTTAGTTGCGGATATTACAGTTGTTCAGAGATGGGGCGAAGCTAAATGAATTGGACGTTTTGGCGTAAAGAACCAGAATTTACTGTGGAGACTAGCGAAGTTCCAACAAGCACTTTGTTTAGATGGGCTTTGTATGATCTTGGAGTTGACACGCCAAATAAATTTGCTGAAGCTGTCGGGTTTACACCTATTAGTGAAGAAGGTGAGGAGATGGAACACCGAGATAGTATTGCTCGTCTTAATAACTTAGGTCCTTATACAGGTTTTATTGACACTATGGCTACTATCAACGCAGAAATTTTAGCGGAAACTTTTGCTGGTGTGCTTAGAAAACACAATTTAATTGACGACGCAATGTCTATTGAAGACGAAAAAGCTTTAATGCTAGACCTCTATAAACACATATCTATTTCAGCTTTAGTACCAGCAGTTTCATCCGCGTTAAAACTAGGTATTCTTGTTAATCCAGGAATGTACATTACAGAAGGTTATTATGAGCAGCACTAATTGGTGGGCTGGAAAACTAAACGCCCCACAAACCGGTCCGTCGTCTTTACCGCCCTTGCCACCTACGTCTCCACCACAACCGGGTCCATACAACCCCGTGCAACAACCACAGATACCTCAGCAAATGCCCGCTTCAGCTATGGCACAAAAATGCCCTAATTGTCGTAGTGGTAACTACGGTAGCGGGGATCCAAGTATTAAAGCTAGATGCTATGATTGTGGCTACCCAATAGTTCAATCAGGTTCAGGCACCCCTGGAATTGGTCAGCAATCTACTGGCGGAGCTGCTCAACCTACTAGACAAATTTCTACGGCTAACAACTTTAACCCTCAAGGCATCATAGGACATATTTAATGGACACAGATTTAGCAAAAACACTTACAGCGCTAAACAAAAAATTTGGCAACATGATTGTTTTAGGGTCTGACATTAAAAATGATGTTGTAGGTCGCATGACTACTGGATCCCTTGCCCTAGATGTAGTACTTGGCGGGGGGTTCCCCGTTAACCAATGGCATGAAATTGTTGGGGAAGCCTCTAACGGAAAGACCGCGGTTGCGCTTAAAACTGTTGCAGCAAACCAACAACGAGACCCAAATTTTACTACCGTATGGGTAGCTGCTGAGACCTGGGTACCTAGTTACGCAATAATGTGTGGCGTTGATGTGTCTAGAGTTTATGTAGTTTCTACTAACATCATGGAAGAAGCTTACGAAGCCGTTTTAGGTCTTGTAGAGACTAAAGCTGTTGATTGCGTAGTTATTGATTCTTTGCCCGCACTTGTACCAACTACAGAGGACGAGAAAAACATGGACGAGGCTACTGTTGGTCGCGGAGCGTTACTTACAGGTAAGTTCTTCCGCAAAATGGGTCACGTTGCTCGACGATCTTTGGTTGAGGATGAACGACCATTTATTGGTTTACTTATTAATCAATACCGTATGAAAATTGGCGTTATGTACGGTGACCCCCGTACCACTCCAGGAGGGGAAGCTAAAAATTATGCGTTCTTTACCCGTATTGAAGTTAAACGAGATGATTGGATTGAAACAGGCACGGGGCAAGAAAAGCGTCGAGTAGGTCAAACAATTAAAATTAGAACTCTTAAAAATAAAACAGCTCCGCCGTCTCAAGTTGCTTATCTAGATTTTTATTTTGCTGACAGCGAGCACTGTTTATCTGGCGAGTATGACTTTGCTAAAGAGATTGTAGCTCTAGGTATACTTAACAAAATTATTACTCGCGCTGGTGCGTACTACAGTTACAAAGACCGTAAATGGCAAGGTGCGGATGCCGTGGTATCATCTATTAGGGAAGAACTTGACCTAAAAGCTTCTTTAGATAAAGACGTAAGAGAAGCTGTAAAGGCCAGTTCTAGGTACTCTCAAGAGGAGGACTGATGAAGTCTCAAGGACAAATTCAGTCTAAGAAGCACGAGGATCGACTTGCAAAAGTTATTGGTGGTAGCAGGATTGCTGCCAGCGGTGCTTTTTGGAGTCGAAAAGGAGATGTGCGAAGCAAGGATTTACTTGTGGAGCATAAATGGACCGGAAAGAAGCAGGTAACTGTCCAAGCGATAGTTCTGGAAAAGATCGTTAAGGAAGCAATCCTTGATGGTCGGATGCCTGTCCTCGGTTTCCACCTTAACGGTGAAAACTACGTCATGTTGACGGAAGATGATTTTCTGGAGCTTCGCCAAGAGCTCCAGGAGCATGAGTGCGAGACCCCTACGCAGTAGAAAACTGGCGTGCAGACGCTAAGTGTAAAGGCTTAAATACTGAACTATGGTTTCCACCTAGAGAAAAAGAACTTTATAAAACTATTGCCGACCAAGCAAAGAATGTGTGTTTTGGTAGGGATGGTAGACCGGAATGTCCAGTTCGTAAAGACTGCTTACTATATTCCGAAGACATGAACGAACAGTACGGAATCTGGGGCGGGTTAAGCCATAGAGAACGGAACGCTTTAAAAAGAAAAGCCGCTAAACACGGCATGACTATTAAACAATGGGTAGAAAGCGGTAAGAAATGAACGAACCTTTTAAATGCCCTGACTGTGGTGTATGGTGGCGTGGAGAAACCCATAAGTGCTCCGAACTATCTGAAAAATTTTTTTGTCCTGCGTGTGGTAAGTCTGTAGCTAAGAAAAGTCACCATACTTGCGTATCATTTGAAGATATGGTAAACATATACAACAAGAAAAAGGGGAACCCAGATGACCAAGGCCGCAATACCCACAGGCACTCTTAAGAAGCTAGTAGACGTTGGTAAAAAAGATAGTCGAGTTCTTGGTTCGGTAGAGCGTTGGATTCTTGCACGACCAGCAGATGAGAGTCGTGCTACCAATGTAATCCACCCATCAGCAATGGTTAAGCCTGATTGGTGCCATCGTGCTGAGTACTACACCCTACAAGGTGCTAAACCAGCTCCTAGTAAATTTAAAGCTAGCATGAAACAACACTTAACCTTTCAAGAGGGTCACCGTATCCACGCCCGCTGGCAATCTTGGTTTGAAGACATGGGAAAACTGTACGGCAAGTGGTACTGTCAAGGTTGTGGCGAAACGGATTGGTTGCTTTCCACAGAGTTACACCGGACTCCTACTTGCGGTCCTTATGTGTATCGTGAAGTACCTGTGCATAGTGACGCTCACCGTATTGCTGGTCACGCTGACGGTTGGTTAAAAGGTTTTGGTGACGACTTACTTCTTGAAATTAAATCAGTAGGAGAAGGAACAATCCGTTGGGAAGACTCAGCTCTTTGGGCTAACTCTAACAATGATTTTAAAACAGCGTGGAAGAGCCTTAAAACTCCGTTCTATACACATGAAATGCAAGCCCAGGTTTACATGAAACTTTTGGAAATTATGA